TTACTGAAACTATCGCAAGAAGAGAAGCTTTATTGGGAGTTTCTATTAATGGTATGCAGCATCATCCAGATATTCTTTTAAATCCAAAAATTCAACAGCATGGCGCAAAAGTAGTTAGAGAAATCAATGAAAAATATGCACAGCTTTTAAAAATAAATCCTGCTGCAAGAACGACATGTATTAAACCAGAAGGAAATTCCTCTTGTTTGTTAGGATCAACTTCTGGAATTCATCCAGATCATAGCAAAAGATATTTTAGAATAGTTCAAGCAAATACTAATGAAGCTCCATATAAATTTTTTAAATCTAAAAATCCACAAGCATGTGAACAATCTGTTTGGTCAATAAATAAAACAGATGACTGCATTAGATTTTGCATAGAAAGTCAAGAAGGCACTAGATTAAAAAAAGATCTTACAGCTATAGATCTTTTGCAAAATGTCGTAGCAACTTATAACAATTGGGTTGTTCCAGGAAAAAATGAGTCTTTATGCGTAAGAAAAGAAATAAATCATAATGTATCAAATACAATACATGTAAATGACAATGAATGGGATCGTGTATCAAAATATATCTATAATAATAGATATTATCTTGCTGGTATATCTTTAATAGCTTCTAATGGAGATAAAGATTACGAACAAGCCCCATTTACCGCTGTATACACAATTGAAGAACAAGAGGAGATGTATGGCAAAGAAGCTGTAGTAGTAGCTCAAGAACTTTTTGATAAATATAAGTCATATGATTTTAAATCTCTATGGGAGGCATGTTCTTGTGCTTTAGGATATTTTGAGCCAAGTACAGATATGCAAAAACTTTATAAAAATCATATTATAAATTTTTCAAATATTTTTAATGGAGACATAAAGAAAGCTACTTATGCATTAAAAGATATGCACAACATTGTTCTTTGGAATAAATTAAAAGAAAATTATATTAATGTTAATTACTTAAACATGTTTGAAGAAAAATCAACAATTAATGTGCAAGGTGAATTAGCTTGTGCCGGAGGCTCTTGCTTAATATGATTAGCAAAAGAAGAAAAAAGTCAGATAGGAACAAAAAGGAAAGGTTAGTAAAAAGCAAATATGGTAAAAGAAAAGCCAAAAGTAAAGGCGATAGGCGCTCCATTTGATATATGCTGGTCTAGTTGTTCAAATGAAAAGCCTGAGCTTTTTGACTGGACAACAGAAAATTCTGATTTATCTGTTTATATAGATTATGCAATAGTTTCAAACTTAAATAATATAATAAAAAAAGAAAAACAATTAAACATAGGGTGGCTATGTGAGTCTATAACAATAAGTGCTAACCTATACAATTTTGTAAAAACAAATTATAGAAAAATATTTAGTAAATTTGATTACATATTCACATCAGACAAATACCTTCTTTCTTTAGATGGAAGGTTTAGATTCTCTTATTCTTGCAGCAATATTCCTTGGCTTAAAAAAGAAAAATGGGCAATTTATCCAAAAAATAAATTATGCTCGATGATATCATCGACCAAAGAAATGTGCCCACTTCATATAAAACGACAAGAAATAGCAGATAAATTTTACAATAAATTAGATTTATTTGGCGGTTATAAAGGATCTCCAACGACTGGTAAAAAATATGATGGATTTTATGAAAAAGATAATGCATTAAAAGACTACATGTTTACATTGGTTGTTCAAAATAATGATCAGCCATACTTCTTTGCAGAACTACTTACTGACTGCTTTGCTTATGGAACTATACCAGTTTATCTTGGAAATCCAGAGATAGGTAAATTCTTCAATTCAGATGGCATTATCACTTTGAATGAAGATTTTAATTTTGATATACTTACTAAAGACTTGTATTATTCAAAAATGAATGCTATACAAGATAACTTGAATAAAATTAAAGAAATGCCTATGTCAGACGATTATTTATATAACCAGTATATTTATTTATTGGAGAATCTATAATGTCAAATCCATTTCAAATAGGCGATATAGTTTCAATAAAATCTGGCGGTATGCCAATGACAGTTGTTAACTTTCATGAAGAAAATAATGAAGTGTTAGTTGCTTATTTTGATTTAGACGGAAATGTAATGCGTGATGGATTTCCTCCTGACGCAATTGAACTAACTGAAAATCGTTGGAAAATGAGTTATTGTGTCAATATAGATGAATTTGAAGATGAAGATGAGGATGATTATTAATGCCAACATACGAATTTTCATGCGATAAATGTGGCCACAATTTTGAATTGTATTTATCTTTTTCAGATAAGCATCCTTCTAAGTGTCCAAAATGTAAAAAAAAATCTTTGAATCAAGTTTTTGATGGAAATACAATTATTTGTGTAAAAGGTGAAAATACTCTTGGTCAACTTGGTGAATCTAATTGGAAAAAACATGGTGGTAAAATAAAAGAAGATATTGCAAAAAAACAAGAAGAGGCAGACGCAAAACTTCCATGGTGGAGATCTGGACAAGTTAAAGGACTTTCAAAAGAAAGAAAGCCAATAGATGTTTCTAAAATTAAAAATGTCAAAAAATATATAGAAAAGGGGGAAAAATGATTCCTAAGATCGACAAAGATTCTCCTCATATGGCTGGATTAAGATTACAATGGCAAGTAAATTTATTAAAGACTAATGGAGAATATGAAGTTGTTCCTGTAAGTATAGGAACATTGACCATGAGGCACGATGCATTAAACTTTGACGATGCTAAGAAAAAAATAGAATCAATTATTGAAAAACTTAAACAAGAAGAGGGATTTTTGTATTATGAGTAATATTCTAAAAGATGGTGGTCATGTAATACTAGAATGTAGTAATTGCAATAAACCATTAGTTGATTTGTTTATTGTAAAACCAAATGAGAAAAGAGAAGATGGAACAGATTTTATTTGGAAATGTCAGGCAGAGTGTTGTTATTGCAATGATAAAAGTTTTATAACAGAAGTTAAGGGAATATTTAGACCTGGTGGAATTATAAAAGTTAGCGATGAAAACGAAGATGTATATAGAAATATCGTTGATATAGTCGATATTGAATATGATGATAATTTTGTGCTTTTTAAAACTTCGAGGAAAAAGTAATGGATAGTGAAATTATTATTACTGAATTCGATTATAATGGAGATATCATTGAAGATAATTCAAAACTATCAGTTGCTAAAAATACCAAATTTTTAGTTACGAATACAGAAAAACATTTTGTAAAGATTTGTACTGCTGGAGTTAATAGTTCAAAATTTTTTGATCCACTAAAAGATTTAACAGAAGAACTTAAACGCCATGATGTTTTTGCAGGAAGAGATAGATATTCTTACAAACTTGTAAGTAAAGAATGTTTTGATTATTATCTAAACTATTTAAAGACCAAAAATGTTTCGTTGTTGAGAAATGCAGAAAGGATAATGTAATGTCTAAAAAGAAAAAAATAGGAGAAGTAGAAATTTTTTATATTCAAGGTAATTGTCAAACAAAGACTCAAGAAGAAATAGCAACTATTATTGGTGTTGATTCAAAAGACATTGAAGAAATTTATTCAAAAGCAAAAAGAAAATCTAATGATAAATTTCAAAGATATTCTGGAACTACAAGTATGACTGAATCACAGTCAATTGCTGTATCAAAAAAAACAGACAAAAACATACTTAGTGAAAAAAATATACATAGACTATGATATGCGAAAAAGAAGACCAATTTTTAGAAGATAAAACAATATGGGTTGCTGTTTTAAGCAACGATAAAGTTGTTTATCAAGATGATAATCGTATTGATTACGAAGAAAAGTCTGCATGGATTAGACTAAAAAAATATATTTCAGAAAACGGACTAAAGATAAAAACTTTTTATATAAAGTTTAGATCTAATACAGTTCTTTCAACTCCAAGTGATGCTTCTGGATATTTCTTTTCAAAAGGTATAATGGGTTCAGTTGCTACAAGCAATGTATTTTATTATCTTGTAGGACATATTGAAAACGGAAAAGTTTATATCAAGAAGTTCAAAATACCTGAGCTTCTTTGTTTTGATCAGGAAGTAAGAGAATTGTATAATTGTAAAGAAGATCAATTAATTTTTAACTAGTAGTGATTTAATGGCAGAAAACAGAAGCAATTCTAGTAGATATGAATCTAGATATGGTGGAGGTTGGATAACTCCAGCACAATTTCTTGCTGAAGTTATGTGTGAAAGATCCGCTAAAAGTAACAATCTGGATTTGCCTCCAAAATTTTGGAATCTGCCTATTTGGAAAAAAGAGTTTTTAAAACAATTAAATCTTGCTAATAAACTCATATCTAAATATGAACCAGCTTTAATATCTAAAGCATTGCGTACAACTCAAGGTAAAAAAATATTTTCTTTAGGTGCAAAGTGGTTAAAAGATATTCTTGAAAAAGAATCTAAGAAAAACAAAAAAGCCGATATTGAAAAAGTTCATGAAGTGAATAAGCTTCCTACAAGACAAAATTATGTTTCTGGCAAATCTATTTTCTCAAGATTGAAGGATATTGATAATGAGTGATCAAGTAGAAAAAATTATAAAAGAAGTTTCTAAACAATATGGTGATGGAATTGCCGTTAATGCTAATGATCTTTTAGATGAAGAAAAACATGTTATACCACTTTCTCCTGCGTTAAATCTTGGATTGCATGGAGGTATACCAGAAGGCAGTTGGGTTACTTGCTCTGGACATCCTAAAAGCGGTAAAGAACAACCTATATCTGCAATTGTTTATACTCCAAATGGCCCAAAGACTATTGGCGAACTTATTGTTGGAGAGTATGTATGTACTCCCGATGGTAAATCTGCAAAGGTATTAGCTATTTACCCACAGGGCATTAAAGATGTGTATCGTGTAAATTTTTCTGATGGAACATATGCCGAATGTGGTGCTGATCATCTTTGGGCTATAAAAACTAAAGATCAAAAAGAATTTGTTGTGCGTCAATTAAAAGATTTTATGGACAACATTTATTATAAATCTGGAAAGACTCCAAAATACTCTATTCCATTAACAGCACCAGTTTCATTTAATAGAACGACAAAAGAAATATCTTCTTATGTTATGGGATTATTTATTGGTGCTGGTGTTTTTGGAAAAAAGACATATGTAAAAATTGAAAATAATTTTGATGTTGAAGGCGAATTTCAAGTTGAAGATTTGCAGTATTTAAAATGGAATGGCGAAAATAATATAATAAATGTCATTAATCCAAATCCTTTTGTAAAGTTAGGACTTAACAATATATCAAATAACAAAAAGTTTATTCCACCAAAATATCTTTATGATGATGCATATAGCCGTGTAAGACTACTCAATGGAATATTAAAAGTAGCTGGACATTTAACTAAAAACAAAAGTCTTACGATTACAGTTTCTAGTCAAAGACTCGCTAAAGATTTAGTTACATTAGTGCAATCTTTGGGCGGTCTTGGCAATTATTCTGTTCATATGAATAAATTATCAAACAAATATGTTTGTATATTGCAGTTAGATATTCTGCGTAAAAGAGAAAGAAAGTTTGAACGAAAGATAGAATCTATAAAGAGTGTAAGAAAAGAAGAATCTGTTTGTATAACTGTAGATACTCCAGAAGGATTATATCTAACTAATAACTTTGTTGTTACTCATAATACTTTGACATCACTTTCTTTTGCTGCACAATGTCAAAAGCCTGAGAATGGTGGTAGACATGTGTATTATCTAAACATTGAAGGTCGGCTTAAGTCTATGAATCTTAAAGGGATTCAAGGACTAGATCTTAACAAGATGACAATTTATAGGTCTACGCAGGAAAAGATTTTAACGGCCAAGGACTATCTTAATTTAGCTTTTAAAGCGATCAATACCCATCCAGGCAGTTTGATCATTATTGATAGCGTTTCGGCCTTATGTGATGAAAAAGAGATGGATGAAGGCATTGGGTATGAAAATAGAGGTGCTGGTAATAAGCTCTTTGCTGGTTTTTGTCGTCAGGCAGCCAACATAGTACCTGTACAAAATTGCATTGTTTGGGCGATTATGCATTTGGCTCAGTCTCAAGGCATGTTTGGCGGTTTTATCGAGAAAGGTTCAAAAGCATTACAGTACCAAGCCGATGTTCAGATGAGGGTAAAATACGATAAAGCTTGGAATGTTGGTGTTGAAGGTAAAGAAAAACAAATTGGACAGCAAGTACATTGGCTTATAGAATCTTGTGCTTTGGGTTCACCAGGAATGGAAGTAGATAGTTATATTAGATATGGAGTTGGGATTGATAATACTTACGAGGCCATTAATCTTGGTTGTCAGCTAGGATTAATTAATAAAGCTGGGGCATGGATGACATTAGAATATATGCAAAGACATTTAGATTTACTTGGAGTTAAAGAATGGGATGATGCTGCAATTAAAATGGTTAAAACGCAAGGCGCTGAAAAACTATACAAATTGCTTTTAGATCATCCAAAATGGGTTAGTGCATTAGAAAATGAAATTAAGGCAATGCTGTCGTGAAAATAAAAGGTTTAGATGGAAAGAAATATTCTTGGTCATTTTATGGACAAATGCCAGATATTAGCGATGAAAGAAAAAGATCTTCTTTACATATTAGAGCAAGAAATTTACTTAAGTCATTATATCCAGTAGACAGAATACTTGAAGAAGTGCATTTGCCAGGATCTGGAAATCTTTACGCTGACTTTTGGTTGCCATTAAGAAATAAAATAATTGAAGTTCATGGAGAACAACATTACAAATTTATACCATTTTTTCATGGAACTCAGCTAAATTTTTTATCATCAAAAGCAAATGATAATAATAAGAAGGAATGGTGTTCTGTTAACGGAATAATACTTGTGGAGTTGCCTTACAATGAGTCAGATGAGCAATGGAAGTCAAGAATCCAGTCTAACTGAAGAACAAAAAATTGATTTAGCTTTAGAAAAGTATGAACTTACTATAGGGCTAACACCAATACCTTCAGATAAAAACTTCCCTTGCATAAAGTACCTTTACTTATCGCAAGAAGAACTTTCTAAAATGAATGCCGAGCAATGTTCTGAAGCTTGTGTTTTATTAAATAGTTTTTCATTTCATATAACGAGAGTTATAAATAAAGAAAAAACAAAAATTAGATGGTGCAACGAAAGAATACTTAGTGCTATAGCAAATAATTTAGCTGAATATAGATACTTTTCACCAGAAGAAAGAATAGCACTTTGTATAAAAGATAATGATTATGCCAAGAAAATAAAAAAACTTGCTGGCTTAATTCAAGCAAGGATAGATAGAATTGAATATTTGCCAATAAGAATTGAAAAAGTTTCTGAGTCTTTATCTGGCCTTTCTTATGCAAGGAGAAGAAGCAATGAATCTCGTTAATCTATTAGAAAAAGCAATAAAAGAAAAAGATTGGAGTCTTGTAACTAAAGCTTTATTTTTAGTAAATGGAGAATCGCAAATTTCAACAGAGGATATTCCTGTTGTTGTTAATAAACAAATAGCAAATAAAATAGAACCTAGCAAAAAAAATAAATTTGAAAATAAATTTGTAGATGATTTATCTTTAGAAACAGACTTAATAGAAAAGAATCCAAAACGAAGAGAAAAAACATATAGAAAACCATTTTCTGAAAATGATTTGTATACTCATGTGAAATGTTCTAATTGTGGTTTACAACTAAAGATTCCTGCTGAAGAACAAAGATTTAGAAAAATGGATTCTGAATCTTCTGATTTTACATGTATTAAATGTATTAGGAAAATTAGATGACTACCGATGTAGCAGCAGAAAGAGTTGTTTTATCCGGCCTTTTTCAAAAAGGATATGATTGTTACATAGAGATATGTGACATTATTGATGAAAATTCTTTTTCTACAGTTGAAAATGCAGCAATATTTAAATGCTTAAAACATATAGTTTCTGAAAAAGATGCTATAGCTGATATACCATCATTAATATCTGCATCTAACAGTCTAAACATTTCTAAATTGTTACAAACTACAGAGCAGATAAAGTATATAAGATCCATATCTTCTTTCCCTGTAGAAATTTCAAATACAAGAAAAGCTGCTGCCAAATTAAAAAAATTACAAATAGCAAAAACTCTTTCTGTTACACTTTCTACATGTTCTAAAAAACTAGAAACTATAACTGGCGATGAACCAATAACAGAAATTATTTCTATTGCTGAATCTACAGTATTAGATCAAACATTTAAAATCTCTAATGCTGATGATCCATCACCAAAGCCCATAAGTGAAGGTATTGATCAGTATATTGAATACTTAGAAAATAATCCCATATCTCAATTGGGAATATCTTCTGGTTTTAAAACATACGATAGGGCAATAGGCGGAGGATTAAGGCCAGGAACGGTTAATTTAATTGGCGCAAGAATGAAAACAGGAAAATCATTCTTTGCCGATAATGTTGCATTAAATGTTGCAAGTGATGGAATACCAGTATTAATGCTTGATACTGAAATGACAGAAAAAGATCATTGGCATAGACTATTAGCTTCTTTAGCTAATGTTAAAATAGAAGAAATTGAAAGTGGATCTTTATTCAATGACCATCAAAAAAAATTAAGGCTTTATCAGGCTAGAGAAAAATTAAAAAGCATACCATTTCAATATAAAACAATAGCCGGAAAAAGTTTTGATGAAGTTATAAGTATGGCAAGAAGATGGGTAATTAAAGATGTTGGTTTGGACGATTCTGGAAAAGCAAAACCATGTCTAATAATTTTAGATTATATTAAGCTAATGAGTGATGACTCTATATCAAAAAATATAGCTGAATATCAAGCTCTTGGTTTCTTGATGACAAACTTGCATAATTTTATGGTTCAATATGGTGTTGCTTGTCTTGCATTTACTCAATTAAATAGAGACGGAATAACAAGAGAAGATACTGATGTTGCATCTGGTTCAGACAGAATTCTTTGGTTGTGTAGTAATTTTTCAATCTACAAAAGAAAAACAGAAGAAGAAATGGCAGATGAAAGTGTCGCCGAAGACAATATCAGATATAATCTTAAGCTAATACCTGTTGTTGCTAGACATGGAAAAGGTATTGATGCTGGAGATTATATAAACATTTTTGGTAATTATGAATATGGAAAAATAGTTGAGGGTCCAACAAGAAATGAATTTTATAAAGTTAGAACTGCAAGAATAAACTCTGGATTTGAAACTGGAGAAATTAATGGCAATGAATTTTAATGAATTGAATAATTATATTTGCGAAAACATAGAAGAGGTCTTATCTAAATTTGACATTGATTTAAAAAGCAATGGTTCTTTTTATGTCGGTCCATGCCCAATACATGGAGGAGATAACAGAACTGCTTTCAACATTTTTGTTGATGGCCATACACGCATAGGAAATTGGATTTGTCATACACATCATTGCGAAGAGCATTTTGTTAATAATGCAATAGGATTTATAAGAGGAGTTTTAAGCCATAAAAAACTCAACTGGTCACAAAAAGGAAATAATATCTTTTCATTTAACAAAACAATTGAAATTTTAAAACAGGTTTTACAGTTATCAGACATATCAAAATGTAAAAATAAAAAAAAGTTTGATGTACTTACATCTTCTGTTGTTGCAGTTAAAGAAAAATCAAAAACTTCTTGGTCTAAAAAAGTTGTTAGAGAAAAACTTCTAATCCCATCACAATATTTTTTAAGTCGTGGATATTCAAAAGAAATACTAGATAAGTATGATGTTGGCGATTCTAAAGTTTCAGATGGTCTTTTTTCTAATCGTGCAGTTGTTCCAATATATGAAGATGATGGGAAAAGAGTTGTTGGCTTTACAGGCAGAACAACATTAAAAGATTTTGAAAACTTAAAAATATCAAAGTGGTGCAACTCAAAAGGATTTTCAAGAAAAGACTATTTATATAATTACAATTATGCAAAAGATTATATTAAAGAAAGTGGTGTCGCCATATTGGTTGAAGGTCCAGGAGATGTTTGGAGATTGGAAGAAGCTGGTATACATAATTCTTTAGCAGTATTTGGATCATCTTTAACAGATTCTCAACAAATTATACTAGAAAGTTCTGGGGCATTGTGCTTAGTTCTTTTATTTGATACAGATTCTGCTGGAACTAAAGCCAAGGAAAAAGTACAGTCTTCTCTTTCAAGAATGTTTAATATTTTAAATCCAGATTTTCCAGAAGGATATAAGGATATTGGAGAAATGAAAACAGAAGAAGTTAAAGAATTTCTTGTTCCAATTTTGGAGAAACTAATATGCAGAAGATAATAGGATTTTCTGGCAAAAAAGGATCTGGAAAAGATACACTTGCAAAATTTCTTTTTGAAAATTCAGCAGATCTTTTTGGTGTTGAAGCTTCAATACATTCTTTTGCTTGGCCTATGAAGAATGTTTGTATAGATTTATTTGGTATTGAACATAATCAAGTTTTTGGAAGTGATGATGAAAAAAATACTCCTACAAAATATAAATGGGAAAATTTTCCTGTTAATACAGAAAACAAAACTGGATTTATGACAGCAAGAGAGTTTTTACAAGAATTTGGAACAGCAATAGTTAGAAAAATGAATGCTGATATTCATATAGAAGCATGTTTTAGAAAAATCAAAAAAGAAAAAAATGCACTTAACTTTATTACCGATGTTCGTTTTATTAACGAGGTTAAATCTATTCAAGCTGCTGGCGGAATAGTTATAAGATTAACTAGAGAAATAGATGAAGATAGTCATCAAAGTGAAGTAGAATTGGATAATGCTTTAGATATTTTTGATCTTGTTTTAGATAATAGAAAACTTAATAAATTTCAACAATCACAAGTTCTTGTAGAAAGACTTAAAGAGATTGGATGGATTAAGTTATGATAATAACTTATCTTAGATCGAGTTCAGTATCATCATTTTCTTGGTGTCAGCACAAATATTGGATTCAATACAATCTTGGTATTCAAGAAGAATCAAATAAAAAAGCTCA